GCCTCACATGACAGATCCTGGCACTCAGCTCGGACACGTAGAAGATCTGGGTGGTCCAACACCAGAAAATTATCGTTCCGACGATGACTCGGCAAAGTTGAAAACCCCTGGAGCAACTCTGAAGCAAGTAAGAGATGTTGTCAACAAGGGTGCTAAGGCTGCTGATCCTATGAAAGGCATGAAGGAAGAGTCTGAAATTGATGAAGACGAAGAACTCTTAGAAGCTAAGCACGAAGAGGAAGAGGACGAAGAGGAAGAGGACGAAAAAGAAGAGAAAAAAGAGAAAGAAATGGAAGAGTCATTCCAAATCGAAGATGACGTAAATGCCCTCCTCGGTGGCGAAGAACTCTCCGAAGGTTTCAAAGAAAAGGCAAAGACCATTTTTGAAGCAGCACTCAAGTCTAAGATTGCTCAAATTAAAGAAGCAGTCGAAGCTCAATATGAGCAAAGACTTGTAGAAGAAGTCGAAGTTATCAAAGAAGCACTCGCTGAGCGTGTAGACGCTTATCTTGAGTATGTTTCTGAAGAATGGTTCACTGAGAACGAACTCGCAATTGAGCACGGTCTGAAGACCGAAATGACCGAATCATTCCTCGCTGGAATGAGAGGACTTTTTGAAGATCATTATGTAACAATCCCTGAAGATAAATATGATGTTCTTGAGAGCATGGTAGAAAAATTAGATGAAATGGAAGAAAAACTCAACGAGCAGATTGAGAAAAATATTTCCCTTAACAAGCGTCTCGCAGAGTCGGTTGCTGATGGGATCTTAGATCAAGTTTCTGAGGGTCTCGCTATCACTCAGAAAGAAAAGCTCGCTTCACTTGCCGAAAGTGTTGAGTTTGAAAGTGAAGAAGAATATCGTGAAAAACTGGGGATGCTGAAGGAATCATATTTCCCAGCAGGTAAATCTCCAAAAGCACATACTGAAACCCTTTCTGAGGGTGTAGACCATTCATCCGAATCTGTTTCGGGTTCAATGGCTGCATACCTGAGAACCCTTCAGGCAGTTGCTAAAAACTGAATTTAAAATTAAATCAAACGTAAACATTCACAAAAGGTAAACGCAAATGTTCAATGCTGAGCATCTGCAGGAAAAGTGGGCTCCACTCCTCAACTATGAGGGTCTTGATCAAATCAAAGATTCCCATCGTAGAGCGGTAACCGCCGTCCTGTTAGAAAACCAAGAAAAATTCCTCCGTGAGGAATCTGCATTCTCCACAGGCATGAGCCTGATGGAATCCCCAACCAACTCGACTGGTACTGGTGGTTTCACCGGTGGTTCAGCAGCTGCTGGTCCTACCGCTGGTTTCGACCCAGTTCTGATCTCACTGATCCGTCGTTCAATGCCTAATCTGGTCGCTTATGACCTGGCTGGCGTTCAACCAATGAGTGGTCCTACTGGACTGATCTTCGCAATGCGTTCCCGCTACAACAACCAGAGCGGAAATGAGACCTTCTTCAACGAAGTTGATACCTCATTCTCTGGTCAAGATGGTGGATTCGATATCACCGGTGGTTTCGCTGATGCCGCTGCCGGTATCGGTACAACCACTCAGAGTGGCACCAACCCTTCAATTCTCAACCCTGTCAGCACTGCAACCTCAACGTCTTATAACGTTGGTTCAGGTATGCCAACTGGCGATGCAGAGAACCTTGACGGCACCACTGGTAATGCGTTCAACCAGATGGCATTCTCGATTGAGAAAGTCACCGTTACTGCAAAGTCACGCGCTCTGAAGGCTGAGTACTCACTCGAGCTCGCTCAAGACCTCAAGGCAATCCACGGTCTGAATGCTGAAGCGGAATTAGCAAACATTCTCTCAACCGAGATTCTTGCTGAAATCAACCGCGAAGTTATCCGCACCATCTACAAGATTGCTGAGCAAGGTGCTGTAGAAAACACTGCCACCGCTGGTGTATTTGACCTCGACATCGACTCCAACGGTCGTTGGTCCGTTGAGAAGTTCAAGGGTCTTCTGTTCCAAATCGAAAGAGATGCAAACAGAATCGCTCAGAGAACTCGTCGCGGTAAGGGCAACATCATCATGTGCTCTGCTGACGTTGCTTCAGCACTGACCATGGCTGGTGTTCTCGATTACACCCCTGCACTCAACGCTAACCTGAACGTTGATGATACCGGCAACACCTTCGCTGGTACAATCCAAGGTAAGTATCGCGTATATATCGATCCTTATTCGGCAAACCTGGCTGCTGATAATGGTGGTCTGGCACAAGGCAGCAACCAATACTACGTTGTTGGTTATAAGGGTTCTTCCCCTTATGATGCTGGTCTCTTCTATTGCCCATATGTTCCTCTCCAAATGGTTCGTGCCGTTGGTGAGAACAGCTTCCAGCCTAAGATCGGATTCAAGACCCGTTACGGAATCGTTGCTAACCCATTCGCGGAAGGCACCAACCAGGGTCTTGGAAGACTGCGTGTTAACAGCAACCGCTACTATCGTCGCGTTGCCGTTAAGAACCTCATGTGAGCCATTCTCACACGAGAACTCAGAGGGTCCTTTGGGACCCTCTTTTTTTATCTAAATAATTAGAAAAAGATGGCAGTCGGAAACGCATTTAGTAATCAGATACAAAATAGAAACTTCCTTTCACCAACAGGCTTCAAATTTGTTCTAAATAGATGTCCTAAGGTTGCTTTCTTTTCCAACTCAGCAAATATTCCTGGTATTAATTTGGGAGTTGCTGTTCAACCATCATATCTCAAGGACATTGATACTCCTGGAGATAAAATTGTTTTCAATGATTTAGTTCTTAGATTCCTTGTCGATGAAGACCTTGAGAACTACATGCAAATTCAAAACTGGATACGTGGTCTTGGATTTCCAGATAGTCTTGATGAAATCTACAATCTTCAAAGAGAACAGAAGTATGTGGATACAACCGAATCAAAACTGATGAACATTTATTCTGATGGTACTCTTCAAGTTTTGACAAGTTCATCAAATCCAAATTTTAAACTGAAGTTTAAAGACCTTTGGCCATACTCTTTGTCAGATTTACAATTTGATGCCACCAACACAGACGTTCAATATTTGACTGCAGAAGTCACTTTCAAGTATACTATCTACGATATAACTGATTTAAACGGAAATAACTTATGAGCATTGACCTTGATATGATTCAAAATATGTGGGAACAAGATTCCAAAATTGACATTGACAATCTTCATACAGAATCCTTAAACATCCCAGCGTTACACGCAAAGTATTTTGACATCTACAACAACATTCTTCTTTTAAAGAAAAAAGCTGAACAACAAAGAAGAAACATTCGCCATGAGCGATATGAATATTACACGGGTAAGGCAGACCCTGAGGTCTACGTAGAGGACCCATTTCCTAAAAAAATTCGTGACAAAGATACTCTGCAGAAATATTTGGATGCAGATGAAAAACTTTCTCAAGTATGTCTCAAAATTGACTACTATGAAACTATGCTAAATTACTTAGAGAGCATTCTAAAAGTTGTTCAGAACAGAACTTTTCAGATAAAGAATGCAATTGAATTTGTAAAATTCCAAGCAGGTTATGGTTGATAATACAGACTTAGTTATTTCGAAATCAAACGAAGTATATCTAAAAATAAGAACACAACCCCATATAGAATACGAGCTTAGAGACCATTTTAAGTTTGAGGTTCCAAATGCAAAATTTATGCCACAGTTTCGTGGTCGAAATTGGAACGGAGAAATACATCTCTACGATATGAGGTCTAAGCAAATCTATGTGGGACTTTTAGATAAGATTGTAAATTTCTGCGATCAATATAATTACACATATAAGTTTGAAGATAATAAATTCTACGGACTTCCATTTGAAATCAATGAATCAATATCGCACGAAGGTGTGAAAGATTACATGTGTTCTATTTGTTCTCACAGTCCTCGTGACTATCAAATAGAGGGAGTATACGATGCTTTACGGCATAATAGAAAACTGCTGATAAGCCCCACTGCCAGCGGCAAATCGTTGATGATTTATTCCCTCGTAAGATATTATGTGGATAAAGGGCAAAAAATTCTTCTAGTTGTTCCAACGACATCTCTTGTAGAGCAGATGTACAAGGATTTCCAGGATTATGGTTGGGATGCTGATTCATACTGTCACCGCATTTATTCTGGTAGAGAAAAGACAAACGAACATCCTGTTACGATTACAACCTGGCAATCAGTGTATAAATTGGAGCGTTCATTCTTTGAAAATTATTCAGTCATTATAGGCGATGAGGCACATCTTTTCAAGAGTAAATCCTTGATTGCCATTATGACAAAGTTGCATCATGCAAAATATCGTTTTGGTTTTACTGGAACACTTGATGGAACTCAAACACACAAGTGGGTTCTGGAAGGACTATTTGGACCATCATATAAGGTCACTAAAACTGATGAGTTGATGAAGCAAGGTCATCTATCTCAACTGGATATTAAAGTTCTTCTTTTGAAACACACACCACAAAAATTTGAAACTTATGAAGATGAGATTCAATATCTTATCAGTCACGAAAGAAGAAATAAGTTTATCAGTAAGTTATCACTGGACCTCAAAGGCAATACTTTGATTCTTTACAGTAGGGTTTCCACTCATGGAGAGCCACTTTATGAACTCATAAATACACATAAGCGAGATGATCGTAAAATTTTTTTCATTCATGGTGGTGTCGATGCTGAAGAAAGAGAACTCGTAAGGGAAATTACTGAACGAGAATCAAACGCAATTATTGTAGCATCATACGGCACATTTAGTACTGGTA